CTCATACTGTTATATTGGATGAGTTAAATATTAAAAAAACCCAAAATCAACCGGATGAAAATGGATTTTTCTTAACTAAATTACCTAAAACAGGTATTACTGTTAAATTAAGACCAACAACTTTCTATGATACTATTGAGTTAGATAAAATGGTTGAACAATATCCTGCAGGAAGACAGGCACCAAGAATTACTTGGAAATTACAAAAACAAATTGTTGAAATTGATGGGGATAACGATAGAGGTAAAATAGCTATGTTTGTAGATACTTTACCAATTATGGACTCTAAATACATAAGAACTTTTTTAAGGGAGAATGAACCGTCATTGGACCTTAAGAGAACAGCAAACGCCCCGTCAGGAGAACTGGTATCTTTCGAGATAACCTTTGGGGTGGAGTTTTTTCGGCCTTTCTTTTAACTATCGGCAACTTCTAATTGAGGAATATTACTTGATGGCTAAATTTATAAGGACTTCTTATAATGATTTCAACGAGATGCCCACTTATGTTAGAAAATTTTTAATAAACAGAATAATAGAAGATAATACACCAAAGACGTAAATTAAAATATGTCTTTGGTGTATTTATTTATAAAAGAAATTTAATATGCAAGATGCTGGAAGTAATTTAGAGGCTAGTGAAAAAAAAGGTAAGGATATTCTTAAGTCGTTAGGAGATGCTTTAGAAAGTAATTTTAGTGTTGATGCGGTTGGTAAGGTTGTTGCACAACTAGATGCGGGGTCAAGTGAACTTTTAAAACAATTTGGTCTTGGTCAACAAATGGCTCAAACATTAAGTGCAACAATGGCGGATGCAGTTAGTAGTGTTAGAGTTTTAGGTGGTGATATCAAAGATGTAATTGAGACTCAAAAAGAGGCGTCATCAGCTTTAGGTAGAAATGTTGTGTTATCTGCTGAAGTAAATAAAGACCTTTACGCAACAATGAAAGTTACTGGTGAACAAATTGGTCCATTAGTTAAAGGATTTAAAGATGCGGGATATGGTGCGGGACAAGTCGCTAAGGAAATGAAAAATGTTGTGGATATTGCTGCTCAATCAGGTGTTAATGCACAAAAAGTGTCTTCAGCTGTTTTACAAAATATGGACTCTCTTAGTAAATATAATTTTGAAGGTGGTGTATCAGGTTTAGCAAAAATGGCGGCACAAGCGGCTATGTTAAGAATTGATATGAAAACAACGTTAGGTTTTGCTGAAAAAGTTTTTGACCCTGAAGGTGCTATTGAAATGGCGGCAGCTATGCAAAGATTAGGTGTTACTCAAAGTAGTTTACTTGACCCGTTAAAATTAATGGACTTAGCTCAGAATGACCCCGCTGAATTACAAAATCAAATGGCGGAGATGGGTAAATCATTTACTCAATTAAATGAAAAAGGTCAATTTGAAATTATGCCGGGAGCAAAACGTCAAATGAGGGAGTTAGAGAAGGCGATGGGATTACCCGCAGGTGAATTGGCAAAAATGTCTTTGGCAAGTGCGGAGTTAGAGGATAAAATGAGTAAAATTCGTTTTCCTGAGTTACCTGAGTTAGACGAAAAGATGCAAAAGACGATAGCCAATATGTCTGAAATGGGTGCTGGAGGTAAATATGAGGTACAAGTAACTGACCCAGAAACAGGAAAAACAGTTGCAAAGGCTATAGATGAATTAAATGCTACAGATGTTGCAAATCTTGAAAAAATGGCTAATACCGCTCCAAAAACTATGGAGGAGTTGGCTAAAGACCAATTATCTACGTTGGTGTCTATTGCTGCCGACATTAAATCATTGGCTGATAAACCGGGATTAGCTCTCGCCGGTAGTAAAAGTATGACTGGTGTTCAAAAATATACTAGAGCAGCAACAACAAGTGCAAGAAAAGTTCTATCACCAAAAGAATTAGACTCAAAAAATCTTAGAGGGACAATTGATACAGGGATTGATAGAAGTTTAGACACTCTTAAAAGATTAACAGATGGTGAAATAACAGCTGCTGAGGCTAGAAAGGAAGTTGGGGAAAATTTATCAAAGTTAAATACATTGATTAAATCAGCATTTCAAACAGGAATGAATACCGCTAAAGAAGAACAAGAAAAGTTAAATAAAGATTTTCCTAATGTTGCCCGAATGGAACAATTGATGAAAAATGATTTAAGAGCCACCTCTAGTGCTAAAAAACAATCATCGGATGCTAATCCAACAAATGTTAAAAGAGATATTAGTAATGTTAGAAATACGTCAACAATGTCGACTAATGAACAACAAAGTTCAAATAGTAATACAACAAAAACACCAATTGAAATCACTTTAAATCATAATGTTGATTTAAAGACTAATGGTAATGTAGATACTAATCAAATTGTTATGGCACTTAAGAATACGGATGTTCAACAAGGTATTGTTATGGCGATAAAAGAGGGAATGTTTAGTAATGGTTTATTGGCTCCAACGGCAAACAAAACACAGTTAATGAACTCTAATTTAAGTTCAACATTAACAACATAAAATAAAGTACAATCTATTTATAGATAAATTAGAATATATGGCAGAGAGTTCATTATCATTTGCGTCCACGTCTTCCTTTAGAAATTCTCTAATGGCGAAAAACTTGGCACCTTATAGTGTTCAAGGAGTGTACACCCCACCGGCAAATCAAGTTAATTACGAAACCATTTTAGGTGTAAGTAATGTTATTGATTCACCAGGTGAGTTAATAACGAATGACCCATATGGTAATTTATTATATCCATTAAACGAATATGGACCTAATGGTGGGTATAATTTAGAAATTAATTTTAACGGACCTCCTTTACCTGTAAATTCAAATCAGGGGGAATATAACCCCAACGACACAGCGTTAGACTTACTTAATGAATTTTTTATTGATGCTGCTTATATTCAAAATGGGTATGGACCGTCGGGTGGTTATAATGATTTAGTTATTATAACAGATGTTGAAAATAACAATAAGATATATCAACCTTATTGGGAACCACCAAGTTTTGCTCCATCAACTTATTCGCCTTATAATATTTTATTATCAAATAATCCTATTGGAAGTAATGGGTTGCTATCTCAGGATTCTTTTATTGCGAGATTTGGAGCTCTTGAATTAAATTCGTTATTGAAAAAAAGAATTGATGCTGAATTATTTCAAAACACATTAGGTCAAATAAATTTACAATCTCTACAAGACCCGTTTGAGATTAGTATGATGTTGTCAGGTCAACAACCTTTAATTTATAAAAATTGGAAGATTACAGTGCCTGAAAACCCTGTTGTTGCCGCTGCCGACTTCTTAACAAGATTGGCGGGTGCTTATTGGCCAGTTTCATTAATACCGGGAGATTATTTCAATGATAATAACGAAAATAGTCAAACACAACAAACATCAAATGCTTTAAGTACTGTTAATCAATTAACAGGTGGTTTATTAGGTCCAATATTAAATCTTAGTAGAGGTGGTTCACAAATATTTTTAGCCAACACAGGTAACGGACAAAGGTCAGTTTTATTTGCAAATATTAATTATAATAGATATCAACCATCATACGATAAAGATTATGGTTTATTATTTGGGGTTGCTCAAGGTCTTGTTAATTTATTAGTTCCAAATATTAATCCGGGTAATGGTACATTAGTTGGAGGTTATTATGTTGGTAATAGAACATCTGAACCTTCTTACATTACATCACCCCCAAATCAAATACCGGTTAACGCATTTGGTCAACAAGACCCTTCACCTGTATATGGTCCATCAGAGATGGGTATTTTATATGAAGGTAATGAATCAACACTTAACAATTTTGGTTTAGGAGGTAAGTCCTATAGTGACGGTGGGGGTATTGACGGAGGATTTGTTTGGGTATCTCCAAAATATAAAGCCAATGCTGGATTCAGAGCGATACCGGGTGGTGGTTCCGGAACTATGGATGAGGACTATCAATTGGTTAGTGGAAACATCACTAGAGATGAATCAACAAACATTGAATTTAAATCAACATCAATATTAGACCAAACTCAAAGATTAATTGATTCGGCTGATAGTGTTACGGGTATTGCTCGATTGAAACACGTTGGTAACGCAATGAATCAGATTAGTAAGGTATTCAATGATGGTTATAAAGAAATTACTAAAGGTTCTCAAGTTTTATCGTATACTGATAATACAACAGGTGGGGCTGCCGGTATTGAATATTGTAGAGTTTTCACAAAAGATAATCCTTATTACGCATATAATGATTTACAAAAAACAGATGGTATAACTACATCAGGTAGAAGATTTACTCATTCTGTTTTGGATAACACATATAATTTGAATATTACTCCATTAAGAAATCCGGGCTCAACAAACATTATTGCGAATAATGTTAATGGAACGGGGGGATATGCTAAAAAATATATGTTCTCAATTGAGAATTTAGCTTGGAGAACATCAAGTAGACCTGGATTTACTTATGATGAATTACCTGTTTGTGAGAAAGGTCCAAATGGTGGTAGAGTTATGTGGTTTCCTCCGTATGATTTAAAGTTTTCAGATAGTAGTACTGCTAATTGGAATGATACTTCTTTCTTAGGTAGACCTGAACCAATTTACACATATAAAAATACAAGTAGAACAGGGAGTTTAAGTTGGAAGATTATTGTTGATAGTCCATCTGTAATGAATGCTGTTGTGGAAAAACAATTAAAAGGACAAAATAAAGAAAGGATTAATTCAATTATTGATTCATTTTTTGCTGGTTGTGTTAAGTATGATATTTATGAATTGGCGTTAAAATTTAATACTATACCAACAAAGGATTTATATACGTATCAAGAGATTTTAAGTAAACCAAATTTAACGAATGAAGAATTAAAAAGTGTAAGTGCTAGTATTCCAAGAGAAAATTCTGTAACTCAAGGAGGTGCGGGAACGCCTGGTGATGCAACAAATAGTACGACAAATCCGGATACTTCAATTGACGATTTCAAAAAGAATTATTCTCAGTTAGCGTTTTATTTTGATAATGATATTCCTGACCCAAACTCAAAAGGTGTTGTTTCTTCAGTTCCTTATAATGAAACATATGAAACATATACTAGTGACGGAAATATTAAAACATATGTTGATACTGCAAGCGCAATTTTTAATGTTGGTGTTACTAATAGAAATGTTGGGGAGTTCTTTACTAATATTGTTAAGGATAATTATAAAAAAATTGCACTTAATGATAAAAACTTCATTGTTGACGCTTATAACATATTAAAAGAAAAAAAAGGTACTATAAATATTCAGATGGTTGGTTCAGCATCAGCAACTGCTAGTGTACCGTATAACACAAATTTATCTAAACGAAGAAATGATTCGGTTATCCAATTTTTGAAAGAGTATAAAATAGGTGAAGCTAATTTAGCACCATTTTTTGAAAATGGAACTTTACAAATTACATTACAAAGTGGTGAAGGTGAAAAAATATCTATTCCTCAAAGTGAGTCTGGTACGGGAACGCAAGTTGAATGTACTAAAAATGTTGTATCATCATCGGGTACAGATGTTTCTAACAAAAAAGCTGAGACATATTCAACAGATGCTATGGCATGTAGAAGAGTTAAAATTAATAGTATTGCAATTGCACCAATTGCTCCAACAACTATAGTAAAACCACCTGAAAAGGCGGAAATAATAACGCCTGAAGTGACCAATACAACAATTAATACGATTAAACCTGTTCAGACAGTTACAATTGAACAAAAATTAAAAGAAGGTATTGGGAAAAGAATTATTAGACAATTATTAACTGAATGTGACTATTTTGATGTTATTAAAGAAACTAATCCTATGGTATATGGGTCTATAGCGGATAAAATTAAATTTTTCAATCCCGCTTTTCACTCTATGACACCTGAAGGTTTAAATTCTAGACTTACATTTTTAAATCAATGTGTTAGACCTGGTGAAACAATTCCTGTGATAGGCGCGGACGGTAAACCAAAATATAATGATGCGGTTAATACTTCATTTGGAGCGCCACCGGTATTAGTATTGAGAATTGGGGATTTCTATAACGGAAAAATAATTCCAAAAACAATATCATTTACATATGAACCATTATTGTTGGATATGAATCCGGAAGGAATTGGTATTCAACCGATGTTAGCTAACGTAAATTTAAGTTTTGATATGATTGGTGGTATGGGACTTGCTAGACCTGTCGAACAATTACAAAACGCGTTGTCATTTAATTTCTACGCAAATACTGAAATTTATGATGAAAGGGCTAAATGGACAGAAGATACTTCAGCGTTAGATGCTACATTAATCCAATCAATATTAAATGCTCAACCACCGGTTACTGTTAATAATGTTCAAAATGAAATTACTAATGATGGTGGAAATACTATTGGTGACATATTAACTAACATTCCGGTTACTAGTGGTCAAACAGGGGAAATTACCTATATGAGTATTATGGATAAAATATTAGATGCTACGAAAGAATATTATACAAATGTTTTAAATCAAAGTGATAGTATTGTGAAATCATACAATTATGGTGTGTGGCAATTAATAACTCAGGATAGATTGTATACTTCGGGAGAAATAAGTTTAAATTCTAGTAGTATATTAGCTCCAATTTATGGAAAACCGGAAGGTGTTGAAACTAAAGTGGATTCATTATTTAGTACATTTATATCAGATATTAATGCTGATAATCCAACTAATCAAAATTATATAATATCAAGATTAGTGGGTTATAAATTTACAGATGCGACAATTCAACGAGTTAAAACAAATATGAATCAATATATTACCACATTAAAAGGGGGTTATAGTAGTGGTTTATTCACTAAAATTCAAGAAATTGTAATATTAGAACAAAGTATGGTTCAAATTATTAGAAAAATAAATTTAGTAACAACTAAAACGGATGGTAAAATTTTAGACACCGGGATTCCTCGTGTTTATACTATTTCAGGTACAACCGAAGTTAATACCGCTAGTCTTGGGTCTCCATTAGACACATATCAAGAATTGTGTGATGACTATCGTTTAGTTGGTATTAGATTAGACGATTTTAATGTGTTAATGGATGCTGAAAAAATAATTACAACAGTTACTGTACCATATGAAGGTCCTGGTGAATTTGAACCAATTTCAAAAGATTTTGCAACAGCGTCAGTTCAGGATAAAAGACAATTTATGGTAATGGCTCAAATATTTAATGATAAAAATAAATTAACACAATTTAAGAATGCTATCATTAGCGGAGAATTAAAAAGTGATAATAAATTAGTTAGAAAATTTAATAATATTTGTGATGATTTTGCCGATTTAACTAAAAAAGAATTAATTGCTGAAGAAAAATTTATTAAAACGATTAAAGGAAAAGAATCTTATTTAAAATTTGTAAATCAACCGGCTTATCCTAAAGGTAAATTGAGAAAGTTTACTTATACTACGGTTCCTGACCCTGCAACTGAAACACAACAAAAAACAGATATTGCTAATTTATATAAAACTGTAAATGTTAATAATGATAAATTAACGTTTGATGGTAAAATAAAATTTGATTAATTATGGGTACTAAAGATTATTATAATAGATACAATAATTTTATCGTTAATGGACAACAAACAGTTGTACCATATATTGCTCTGCCAAGTAAATCTACAGACAAAAGATATATTTTTAAAGTTGCTCAATCTAGATTAGATAAAGTTTCTCAACAATATTATGGTAGTCCTTTCTTTAGTTGGTTAATATTACAAGCAAATCCACTATATGCTGGTCAAGAGTGGAATATCCCCGATGGGGCTATCTTGACAATACCCTATCCTTTAATAGCGTCTTTACAGGATTACAACAATGACCTAGAAAATTACTTCTTTTATTATGGTAGATAAATCGGAAAATATATTAGTTGAGTTTGATTATAATAACATATCAATCATTGACCCAAATAAAGTTATAGATAATGACGGAAAAGTACAAGAACGATATGTTAAGCAGGAAAATTTAGTAATGTATGCTAATTTGGAGTGTAAAGTTTTACCTCGTACCAAATTAGCACTTGGTGTTGCAAATAACGACCAAGTACAAACAGTTTCAATAGCCACTATTAATTTTTTAAAACCGGGTGATAAAACATTTCTAGATAATTCGTATACAGATGAATTAACCGGTAAAGATACGATAAAAGGTAATGGTGTAAATCAACCAAAACTAACATCAGTTTCAAACCCAAATAAAAGTAGCGATTTTTACATTAGACAAACTATTAATTCAGGGGGTAAACAAGCCTCAGTTGATAATGGATTGTTGGGTATTACATCAATTAATATTAGACAAGGTTTAGATTTTTTACCTTCAATCACTATTGAATTAGAAGATGTTAAAGGTAGAGCCATGTTTGAGGCGGGTGATAATTCACCATACGCCGCATTTTTTAATTTACCATATCCAATGTTTCAATTAACAATAAAAGGGTTTTATGGTAAAGCGGTTAAATTAAAATTAATGTTACAAACATTTTCAACTAGATATGACACATCTAATGGAAATTTTAAAATTAAATTACAATTTTTTACTTACAAATATACATTGTTAAGTGAGGTACCTATGGCGGCATTAATTGCTGTCCCACATATGTATCAATCTAGAGTTAATATACAAACAGTTAAAGGGGGTTCTAGTAATTTTTCAAACGTCCAAGATTCTATTGTTTCAAGAGGGTATCAAAAAGTTAGAGAGTTATATAGTGAATATAAATCAAAAGGTATGATACCTGATGATTTTCCTGAAATTACTGTTGTACAAATGAAAAATAGGATTGAAAATTTTATTAAAAATATTTTATCTTCATTTTCACAACAAAATTTAGACCCATTAACTTATGTTGAAGAATATCAAAGATTGTTGGGTAATTTAGATAAGGATGTTTATGCCGGTGCCGGAACTTCATGGTTTTATACATATATGGATACTGAAAATTATTTAGTTATGAAAGGTGTTAATGGTGTTAATGGAATTACTGAAGGTAGTAAGGTGTATACATTTAAACCTGAAATAAATACTGCTACAAAAAGAGATGCCGCTTTGGCTAAACTACAAGGTATTATTAGTGAAGCTCAAGAAAAAATGGATAAAAATCCTGTTTGTGGTGTTAATGGTAAATATACCATTGATGGTAAAACAAATACTGATTCAAAAGTACCATTTAAAATTAAACCAAGTATATTTCCCGTAGAACCAAAAGAAAACGATGTTAATGTTGAAGAAACCTATCGTCAAAGAAAAAAATTATCAACACAACCAACACCATTACAACTTCAGGAATTTAAAAATCAACTAGCAACTGAAGGAATTTTTAATTCATTAGTGATAGTAAATAAAAAAGGTTCTGAAGAAAAAAAATTCCTATTTTATATATTTGAGGGTAAAGATAGATTTGAAGATTTAATTAATCAAATGGCTACACTTGTTAAAAAAGCTAAAGAAAATATTCAAGAAGAATTAACAGAGGCTTTAACTAATTTATTACAAAAGAAAGATAATGGTATTGGATTTGTTCCAAATATTAGAAATGTATTGGCGGTTATTTTTGCAAATGGTGAAGCATTCCTAAGATTAATGGATGATGTTCATGTACAAGCTTGGAATTTAAATGATACACAAATTAAAGCCAGAAGAAACTCAATTTTAAATCCTGAAACAGCAAATGCTTCTGTAGATAATTTAACATCTGGTGATAATAAAACATTACCAATATATCCTTGGCCTCAAATGTTGACAGCGACTTCAGGTAAAGATGGTCGTGAAAAATTTGAATTAACTTATCCGGGAGATAAAAATGTTATAAGTCAAACTAAAGCGTATTTAACAGATTTATGGCCTGAAGTTGAATTTGTTGAAGAATTTATTAGAGCAACAACTCAAACAGTAAAACCACCGGCTGACCCGACAGAAACCTCAAATCCTGTAACCGACATTCAAAGAGTTTCGTTAGACGCAATTGAATTTCCAATTAGTAATGCTGTTTATGATAATAAAGAAGAAATTAAATATTTTTATGAAATATTTGAAAGAATATTTTTAACATCTAACTACTCAGGTTTATTAAGAAGTAATGGTAATACTCAGGATGCGGATAAAGTAACAGACGTTATCGCTGAAGCAGAAAGTATTAATATTATTCAAAGTTTATCAAATGATAATCCTTTTATTATTAAAAAATTAAAAGAGTTTGGTGTTAATGCGGGTAATTTTGAAATTTTGATGAGACATATCTCAAATGATGGAACAGGTGAGAGTTGGCAGAACTTTATTAGAGGTATCTTTAATACATCATATATTAAAAACAAAGTTAATAATTCTAGTTTTGAATTTTTAAGTCAAAATTTATTAAATGAATCTAAATCACAACCATTAGTTTCTTTACCGGGTGAAAAAAATATTAATGATTTTATATCAAATTCAACATCAAGTAATGTTTTTAATTTAACTGACACATATCCATTTACAAATTTTGCTTGGGTTAAAAGTGAGTTGGCGAATGGTAATTCAATTTCTGATATTAAATCATCGTATAATACAACAAAAGTGTTAACGTATAATACTAATAAAAAAATAATATCTAATTTTTTAGATATTACTAATGATGATAATAGAAGACCTTTTACTAACTTTTTATTTAATAATATTAAATCCCCAATTTATTATTTTGATTTAAAATTATTTTATGAAAATAGAAGTTTTGATTCTCAATTACCGACAGAAGGTAATTTAAGATATTTAAATTATTCAGGATTGGTGTCAAGTAACCAAACTGTGTCAATGTTAAACACTCCATATTTTACTAATTCAATTCAAGAAGGTGTTAAAAATTTTAGAAATGGGAGTGAATATCCATTTGTGGCGTCAGCTTATTTGTTTTTAAATAGTTTACCATTATCAACGCTTAGAGAAAAGTACAAAACTTATGAGACAAATTCCGTAACGGATTTAGACTATATTTTTGCAACGCTTAAAAAATTTGGTGCGGTACATAAATTACCATATGCTTGGATATTAAAAATTGGTTCTGTTTGGAACCGATATAAAAATTTTGTTGAGACAGGTGTTGATATTATTGATACATCGTGGTCCGGATTTAGTTATGTGCATAATTATGACCCTGTTACAAATTCTGCATCTAGAAATTATGGGTTAACAATTAACGGAGCTCAAATGGATATTGTATTAGAAAAAAATACAACATTAGGTCTTGAGACATCATCATTAATGAATACCGGATTTTACCCATTATTGATTAATGATTTTAATGTGTTTTATCAAGGGTTCCAAATTTATTCAGGTTATACCGATACCGATATTCAAAATGGGTTTAGTTCAGGTGTTACATTAAATTATGTGCCTGAAGCGATTATTAATATGCCAGAAGGGTTTGACCCGAATAATCCAAAAAGAGATTTAAGGGTTATTCCCTGGTCAGTTTATATTACAACATTAGATAAAACTTCATCATATATTATCCCATCACAAGGTGCTTTAATAAATCAGACAAGTAATGAATGTATTACTGAGGAAACAAATCAATTAAAATATGAGATAACTGGAAATACGGCAATGTATAATGGTTCTGTTAGATTATTTTGGTCGGCGCCTAACTATGGGTATTTTGATATTACTAAAGTTGTAAAACCAACACCTCTAAAATATTTAAAACAAGTTTTTAATCTTACCGGAAATACTAAACAAGAAAATTTTTCTATTAATGGAAAACAAGATGATTACACAGAAATTAGTGAAATGTTCTCAGTATTTGAAAAAGAAATTTTAGATAGTTTTGAGTCAGAATTTTTAAATTTTTCAAAATCAATTTATGATTTTGATAGTGAGTTTATATCAAACAGTGATACAGAAAGTACAAAATCCTTTAAGAATTTTCAAATGTTAATGAGAAATTTAATGAAAATACCTAAAATAACTGGTACGACAATAAATACTGAATTAGTTTCGGCTGTCCAAGAATCTCAATTAACTGTTTTATCTAACCTTTTACAATCATTTTTAAATTATGACGTGGTTTTTAAATATGGTAATCCGGCAAGTTTTGATAAAAGATTATTTTATACTTTTTCAAATGGGTTGATTGCTGACCCATATACGTGGAGTAAATACTCATTTCAAATACCAACTCCATTGCCGACATCAGGTGGTACAGTTACACTATCTCAATCTATTACTAACTATCCAAACGAATGGAAGGCGTTACAATTATATGTAGGGTTTTCAGAGATACCTCAATTACGTTATAGTAATAATGGTTCTTATATAACTGATTTCTTTGTTGATTGTAATATAGATTTTAGTGTTGATAATATTAAAACTTTTGCACCAATTATTAAAATTTATGCGACTCAAAAATTAAATGATAATACTTTAACATATAATAAATTTGTTAAATTAATGAATGAGTATATTGCGAGTACGGATAAATTTCAAAGTATTATTATTAATAAATTAATGCCTAAATTACAAAAACAATTACCGGATGTTGGTAGTACACCAGACGCTGTTTTGGCAACAGCTTTAGAAGGTCCTCAAACAAAATTAGAATATTGGGAATCATTTAAAGCATTAAATGATAAATGGATTGCGGGAAATGATTTTAAAACTAAGACACTTTTTGAAGATATTTTATTGATGGATAGAGCAAATAGAAATATTGGGGATAAAGTGTTAGTAGATATTCATAAATTGAAAAAAACGTTGACAAATATAAATCCTAAAACAAGTATGTTGATTTTTGTCCAAGATATTTTAGTAACAAATAATTTTGTTGTTATGAATATACCGTCTTATGTTAATTTTTATAATGTACAAGATGCCGTTAAAAATCCTGTACCAAAACCGGAAGGGACTATTGATTTTGCGAATACAATGTTTGGAACATTTTTAAATGTTGATTATAGAAATTCTTCGGCTAAAATGGTTTGTTTTTATGCTGGAAAACCAAGTGAACAACCGGATTTTAAAAATAATGCTAACGTAAGATTTAAAGGGGATTCCTTTGATTTAAGAAGAGCGAGTGATAATCCATTAATTGAAGACCAAATAGGTAAACAAGATTGGGATAAATCTAATAAAGTTGTTGGGTTTAATGTTGATGTGGGACCACAAAATCAATCAATTTTTCATGGGTTCCAAATAGACCAAAGTGCGGGGCAAGCAACTGCGGAGTCATTACAACAAACAGATGAATTAGTTAAACAATCGTCAGGTAAAGCGGCTGGTACTCAAAATGTTTCATTATATAACTTATATAAAAATAGAAGTTATGCTTGTACTGTATCTATGATGGGTAATGCAATGATTCAACCAACAATGTATTTTAATTTAAGACATGTACCAATGTTTAGTGGGGCATATATGATTCAGGAAGTTAATCATAGTATTGGTCCGGGAACATTTGAGACAGTTTTTAAAGGTATTAGGCAATCCATTTCAAATTTACCGGAAATTGATAGTTACATCCAAACATTAAAAACTAATTTATTAACGTCTATTATTGAGAAAAACAAACAAGATAAACAAGCGGCGATAAAAGAAAGTGGTACAAAAGGAACTGATGTTATTAGTCAAGCTAATGACAAGGTTAAACAAGCATCATCTAAAGAAGCTAATAGTGTGTCAACTAATCCAAATTGTAAACCAAAAATAAGTAATTATGAAAAATATGTTAATGTTAGTTCTCCAACAACAACTAAATCTAAATATAAAGATGCTATCAGTACAATTATAGTTCAAACTCAAGACCAAAAATTAAGGTATTTAGTTTTTGCGGCGATTTATTTAGGTTCGTCAAATGGAACTGAATTAGAAACAAAAGAAAATAACTATTCAGGTGTTAATTTATTACAAAATTGGGGTGCCACAGGAGAATCGTACTTTAATCAACAATATTATTGTATTTCAAGTGATGAGCCTTATTCAATTTTTTCAGATTTATCAAAACACGTTACCTTTTTAATTCAAAGATGGAAAGGTAGAGTTACACAATTACCTGAAATAACTGCTAAAGAGATTACTAAATTTTATACATTATATTTTTCGGCAAATGCTGAAAATATTGATGTTTATAACAAATTGGTTAAAGATAATCCGAGTCAATTAAGTCAGATGGAAACTAGTGTTCAACAATCTATTGACCTATTTAAAACCGGTAGTGGAAATGTAAGTGGGACGCCACCACCAAATACACCACCAACTACAAATAGTAATGAGGCACTTTTTGAAAATGCTAAAAAATTTAATACGGATTCGTTAGATAATCTTGTAATAAAAAATGATGTTCTTAGTGGTAGTTTTGAGGTTGGCAATCAAGATGAATTATTAACCCAAGACTATCCCGCTAAATTATATATTTCAGGAGGAATGAATAATGTGCAAATTGGTGCTTTTACAATAAAACCGACAACTAATAAAAATGTTGGAACATTTGTTTCTGTTACTAATATTAATGAAATTTTAGAAACGGCTAGAAATGACAAAACATATGAATTTACGCTTATAATTAAAATTAATGCGTTTCCGGATATTAGGTATGGATATTCAAGAGTTCTTTTACCAATTAGTTGTCCGGATGAAGATTATAAATATGGTCAAATAGTTGAGGTGGGTAAATGGGAGGCAATTAAAGATAATATTTGTTGTAATTGTTATAGTGAACCATATACAGGTTCAGAGATTATTTGGGACGGAAAACCGTGTTCAAGAAACGGAACAACATGTTAAATTAAATTTTTTCAAAATAAAAGATATTTATAAATAAAAGATTATGAACACGAAATTAATATTAGACAACTATTTAGGTAAAAATACCAGAAGTACCGAAAAAGATTTGGGAGATGGTTCTAAACAAGTATGTGATTTAGATACTGGTGACTGTTATACTATCAGAATGAAAGATGGTTTAATAGAAAGAGTTGATAACACATTAAATAAAAATAAAAAAATTCAAGTTGAAACTTTAACAGGTGTAAAACAACTATTAAACGGTTAATAACATGAAAAAAATAGACAATCAGATTTTAGAGGAAATCGCCAGATATAATTCAATTAATAATTATATTGTAGAACAAGACGCTACGTTACCCCCACCACCTGGTGAGGTTGACCCAAATGCTGCACCGGCTCCTGAAACGGCTCCACCGGCAGACCCAAATGCGGGTATGGCTCCACCAACTGCTCCTGCAGGTCCACAACCTGTGGATGTTGCGACTGACCCTGATGTTGAAAAAATTGGTGCAGATGAAAAATCTGAATCAAAAACTGAAGAAATGGACATCACTGATTTAGTAAAGTCACAGAAAAAAGTGGAAGAAAAACAGGAAGAATATTTTACTAACTTATTCCAACATTTAACGGATTTAGAATCTAAATTAGGAGAAATGGATGGAATCATGACTAAATTAAATGATTTAGAGGCTAAAGTTGAAAAATACCGAGAAAAAACGCCACAAGAAAGATTAGAGTTAAGAACATTGGATTCAGGTCCTTTTAATCAAAAACTAAGTCAATTCTTTGATGACAAGGAAGAAGATATGGAAAAATCGGGAAAAAATGAATATATTTTAACTCAAGATGAAGTTGAAGAATATTCTCCAAATGAAATCAAGAAAACCTTCAGAAATTTTGAAGATGAAACAAAACCATTTAAGCAACTAAGATAATTAAAATGGTCTCCGGACCATTTTTTTTTACAAAACAATTTGACAAACACACGGCTGACACTTATACTTTTATAAACCTTTAAATATTTTAAACACTATGGCGACAAATTCATTAGACGCAGTTTTGGCTCAATATGAGCAAGCAAAACAAGGTAGTACTTCTTCTACCTCAAAATTCACACAAGAAGAAAGAATGAAAAAATACTTCGCGGCAATCCTTATGGATAAGGAAACTCAAGGTCAGCGAAGATTACGAATCTTACCAACAAACGATGGTTCTTCACCATTTAAAGTGGTTTATTATCACGAGATTCAAGTAGACGGAAAATTCCAAAAATTTTATGACCCAGGAAAAAACGACAACGAACGTTCTCCTTTGACTGAAGTTTATGAGGAACTTCGTTCAACAGGAAAAGAGGAAGATAAAAAATTGGCATCAAATTACTTGGCTCGTAAATTCTATATCGTAAAAGTTATCGATAGAGATAACGAAGCGGACGGAGTTAAATTTTGGAGATTTAAATCTAACTACAAGAATGAAGGCATTTTCGACAAAATTATCCCAATCTACAGAAACAAGGGAGATATTGCTGACCCTGAAACAGGTAGAGACCTTATTCTTGAATTAACTAAGGCAAAAACACCAAAAGGGGCTTATTACACCGTAATTCAAACAGTAATGTATGATGATGCGGCTCCGGTTCACGAAGACAAAGTATTGGCTGATTCTTGGATTAACGATGAGTTAACTTGGGAAGATGTTTACTCTAAAAAACCGGTTGAGTACTTAGAAGCTATCGCAAGAGGTGAAACTCCAAAATGGAATACTGATAAAGG